GCCAGTGCCTGACAAGGTGGCAATCAAAAAGGCGATTGAGTCGGGAGAGTATGTGCCCGGTGCTGCGGTAGTAGAGAGCAAGAATTTGAGTATAAGGTAGGTGAATATGCAGTTAGAAAAAGGAGCTAAAAAGACAGCTCAAAAGATTGTTGTATACGGAGCAGAAGGCATTGGAAAGACTACTTTCTGCTCACACTTCGACAAGCCTGTGTTTGTTGATGTTGAAGAAGGCTCATACTCGTATGAAATAGTGAGAACGGTTCCTGACACATGGGAAGAGATACTTGACTATATCAGTCAGCTAAGACACCATCGCGATTGTCACACTATCATTATTGATACTGCTGATAAAGCAGAGCAGTTGTGCGCTGAATATGTCTGCAGAGAAAATGGCTGGAAGTCTATAGAAACACCTGGATACGGAAAAGGATATGTTGAGCTAGCAAAAGAGTATCAAAAGATACTTGATGAGCTTAGTAAAGCGACTGAATGCGGTAGAAACGTAGTTATGTGCGCTCATGCAATGATGCGTAAGTTTGAGCAGCCTGATGAAATGGGAGCTTATGATAGATGGGAGTTAAAGCTTAATAAGAAGGTTGCTCCACTCGTAAAAGAGTGGTCAGATGCTCTCCTTTTCGCAAACTTCAAAACTATAGTTGAGCAAGTTAGCAGCGGAATGACAAGTAAGGCAAAAGCACGAGGCGGACAGCAGAGAGTATTTTACTGCACACATCATGCTTGTTGGGATGCAAAGAATCGCTGGGGATTGGACAGCACAGAAGGCTTGCCTTTTGAATACGACCAGATTAAAGAGTACATTTATACAGTAGTAGATACAAAAGAAAAAACGCTTGATGACTTGATTGAAGAAAGCGACTACAGCAAAGAGCAAATAGCACATCTTAGCTCATATCTCGGTCACAATTCAGAAGGAACAAAGGTAGATGACTTTACCGAAGAATATAAGCAATATCTCATTGATAACTGGAATAAGTTTATATCTCGCATGAGTGAGTTGGAAGAAGTACCATTTTAGAGAAAGGATTAAGTAATGTCAGAAAATGAAGTATATGCACTAGACTGGGATTCAGAAGTTAGTAATGATGGCGGGTTTGAAATAATCAAGCCTGGTATTTATACGTTTCGCGTAAAAAATCTTGAAAGAGAACGGTTTGATGGAAGTGCAAAGATTCCATCTTGCCCACGAGCAAAGCTCACTCTTGAAATTATGACCAACAATGGAGAAAAGACGGTAGTAGATAGACTTTTACTTTCATCAAACCTTCAGTGGAAAATCTTTAACTTCTTTGAATCGCTTGGGTTTGAGACAGAACAAAACGGAAAAAGAAAAACTCCATGGAATGAGATTATTGGAAAAGAAGGATGCTTAGAGCTTGGCATTCGTGAGTATACGGATAAAGATGGAAATAAGCGAGAATCAAATGAAGTAAAGAAGTATATCGATCAAGAAGAAGCATTTTTTAGACTTGAGAAGCAAGAGCAAAATAAAGAGCAAAATGGGCAGACATGGAGCATGTGATGGAACTTAGAGGATATCAGAAACAAGCAATTAAAAGCGTAAAAAGAGACTGGAGTGAGGGGCATAGAAATATGCTCCTCGTTCTTCCAACTGGGACAGGGAAAACGGTAATCTTTTCAAGCATAGCTAAAGACTGCGCAGATGCTAGAGGAAGAGTTTTGATACTTGCTCACAGAGACGAGTTGATAAGGCAAGCTGCAGATAAAATTGAAAAGATTGCTTCAGTAAAATGCGGCATTGAGAAAGCTGAAGAATACTCAAGCGGAGAGAGCATAGTGGTTGGAAGCGTACAAACGCTCATTAACGAAAACAGGACAGAGAGACTAAAAGGAATCACTCATATTATCGTAGATGAAGCGCATCACGCTTTAGCAAGTAGTTATAAGAAAGTAATCGGAGCATTTAGCGATGCTAAGATACTCGGAGTGACTGCCACTCCTGACAGAATGGATAAGAAAAATCTCGGGGAAGTGTTTGAGAAAGTATCATTTGAATACTCGCTTCTTGATGCAGTCAAAGAAGGATATCTTTGCAAGATGATAGCAAAGCAGATACCACTTAGGATTGACTTAGGAAAACTCAAAACTACCTGCGGAGATTACCAATTAAATGAAGTAGGAGAAAGACTTGATCCATATCTTGAAGAAATATCTGAAGTTATGGCTACTGAGTGCGTAGGAAGAAAGACGGTTGTTTTTCTTCCACTCGTTGAAACATCTCAGAAGTTTTGCGAAATGCTCAATAATGCAGGAATACCAGCTTGTGAAGTAAATGGCAAATCAATAGACCGCAAAGAAAAGATAGAAGCTTTTGAATGTAGAGAGTATAAAGTGCTCTGTAATTCAATGCTTCTAACTGAAGGATGGGATTGTCCAAGCGTTGATTGTATAGTTGTTCTCAGACCAACAAAGAGCAGAGCACTATACGCTCAGATGATTGGGAGAGGTACAAGACCCTATGAAGGAAAAGAAAACCTGCTGATACTTGATTTTATGTGGCTCACAGAAGACCACTCGCTTATTAAGCCAGCGCATCTTGTAGCGCCAAGCAAAGAGATAGCAGATAAGATGATAGCTAAAGAAGAAGTTTGTGAACAAATTGACTTGCTTGAGTCACTTGAACTTGCTGAGAATGAAGTAGTTAAAGAGCGTGAAGCTACAGTAGCAAAGAGACTAGAAGAGCAAAGAAGAAATAAAAAGAAGCTAGTAGACCCACTTCAGTATGAGTTCTCTATTGCAGCAGAAGACTTGATAAACTATGAGCCAATAAACATGTGGGAAATGGCACCAGCAAGTGAAAAACAGCTATCTTTTATTGAGAAACGAGGCATTAGTCCTGAGTCTATAGATTGCTGCGGTAAAGCTTCGCTCATCATTGACAAGCTCATAAAGAGACAGGATGCAGGACTCTCTACTCCAAAGCAGATAAGATTTCTTGAGAATAAAAAGTTCAGAAATGTTGGTAGCTGGAAGTTTGAAGAAGCAAATGCAATGATTGTAAGAATAAAAGAGAATGGGTGGAAAGTACCATATTGGTTTGATGCTTCTGGATATGTTCCTCCATCATTAAGTATGCAATTAAGCAAGGAAGCATCATGAGTGAAGATAGCTTATTATTCGATGCTCTTGAATACTTAGATTGTGCAATCCTTGATTATTCGGAATGGACATCAGTGGGAATGGCACTCCATCATGAAGGATATGACTGCAGTATCTGGGATGCATGGAGTGCAAAAGATACAGCACGATACAAAGATGGAGAGTGTGAGAGAAAGTGGAATTCATTCGGAAGAAGCGGATGCACTCCTGTAACTGCTGGAACAGTAATAGAAATGGCGAAAGAAAGAGGATTTGATCCAAGCGCGAAATACTTTGAAAACAACTATGCTCTTGATTGGGATTGTGAAGTATATGATAACAGGATTGTTGATGTATCATGGATTGAGTCGCAGGAAGTACAAGAGCCAACAAAATGGAACAAGTCAAACGACCTCATAAGATACCTTGAAGCAGTATTTGATAATGATGATATTGTTGGATATGTAACCGAATCATGGGATAACAATGGGAGATTTGTTCCATCTGGAAAAGGAATATGCGATAGAACAGCAGGCGAGCTTGTAAAGAGTATCACCAAGTATAAAGATGATTTCAGCTCATCACTCGGCTCCATAAACGAAGAAGCAGGAGCATGGATTAGATTCAATCCTTTAGACGGAAAAGGCGTAAGAAATGATAATGTAAAAGAGTTCAAACATGCTCTTGTCGAGTCTGACAATATGCCTATTGATAAACAGATGGCTATTATAAAAGAACTTGAACTTCCATGTTCTGCCATCGTTCACAGCGGAAATAAGTCTGTTCATGCTATAGTAAAAATAGAAGCAGATGACTATAAAGAATATAGGAAGAGAGTTGACTTCCTCTACTCTATTTGCCAAAAAAACGGGCTCAATATCGACACTCAAAATAAAAATCCTAGCAGACTATCAAGGATGCCAGGAGTCATGCGAAACGGCAAGAAACAGTGGCTCATATCAACAGATTGTGGCGCACAGTCATGGGCATCATGGGTTGAATGGCTAGAAGAACAGAATGATGAGTTTCCTGAGCCTGAAAATCTAGCTGACTGCTGGGAAGATATGCCAGAGCTTGCACCAGAGCTTATTGAAGGTATTTTAAGGCAAGGACATAAAATGCTTGTTTCGGGTCCTTCAAAAGCGGGAAAGTCATTCGCTCTCATTGAACTATGTATCGCTATAGCAGAAGGCAAAGAGTGGATAGGGCATACATGCGCTCAGGGACGCGTTTTATACGTCAATTTGGAGCTAGATAGGTCTTCATGCCTAAATAGGTTCAAAGACGTCTATAATGCGTTAAAAATAGTGCCTGATAGCCTCTCAGACATAGATATATGGAACTTGAGGGGCAAAAGCAAGCCAATGACAGAACTTGCACCAGCTTTGATTAGAAGAGCAATAAAGACAAAACCAATAGCAGTTATTATTGACCCAATCTATAAAGTTATAACAGGGGACGAAAACTCAGCAGACCAGATGGCTAACTTCTGTAATAACTTCGACAAGATATCTGAAAGCATAGGATGCTCAGTCATATACTGCCACCATCACTCAAAGGGAAGTCAAGGGCAAAAAAGAGCAATGGATAGAGCAAGCGGAAGTGGAGTGTTTGCACGTGATCCTGATGCGCTCATGGACTTGATGGAGCTATATGTTCCAACAGACATGAGAGAAAAGATGGAAAAGGCAGCAGTAGATAAAGCACGAACACCAGAAGAGAGATTTCCACTGAGACAAGCAGCAAAAAATAAAACAGCTTGGAGAATAGAGTGTACTTTGCGAGAGTTTCCATGTAATGAACCAATCAATGCTTGGTTTGAATATCCAATACACAAGTTAGATACAGATGGAGAGTTAGAAGAAGCAAGAAGCATAGATGAAGCAGGAGAAGTAAAACTAGCAGAAGCAAGAAAAGACGAGTGGTTAGAAAAGATTAAAGAATTTGAAGCTGCGTTTGTTGAGTGCGAGAAGTCTGGAAATGAAACTCCCACTATCAAAGAGTTACTTGATACTGGATGCATTACCATTACTGACAGAGAAATTACCATAAAAAACTGGATAAAAAAGATGAAGAATTTTGAACTTATTAGCTATGGAAGAGGTGGAAAACCTGCAATAGTTAGACGAAAAGGACTATCTCAAAAAGAGCTTGAGAGTAGTTTTGAAAGTGCTGAAATTAAATAATAACACCCCTATTAATAATAATATAGTAATTATTATTTAATCTGAGATAAAAATCAATTGATATT